AAACACACCGACTCGAAACGCTTCTACTTCGACCTCTTGACTTACTGCTCGTTCAACATCGCTTAAAGCTTTTTCAAGATCGGTGCGTAACTGTTCGCCTTGCTCCTCGCCCATTTCTGCCTTCGCTTTTTCAAGCTCGTATCGGTCGATTACCAAACGAAAGAAAGGCGCGTTAGGCGGTAGTAAAGCGAGTAATAACTTAGACGCTAGATTGTTTACACCACGCGCTCCAATGCCTTGATACGGAGTGTAGTACTTCGTGTGAGGACCGTGTCCTTCGGGCGGAAGAACGTAAGGTATCGTCAACTCAGCAGACGTTCTAGCGCGATCTAAGAACGACCAACGCGAGTTTTCAAGCTGAGTGTACAGGCTTTGAGCCGTTTCGTATTGCATATATTTTAAAGAGGTTCACCAGGAAATGTTGGGTCAGACCACTCGTCCGTTGCTATGACGGTGAGCATTTCGGAATGCGAGTATTGTGTTTTGCCTTCCAAGAATGATGGTGTTGTGTCCGCATCAAACTTAACGAATGTCTTTGTGCCAGCTGGATTTACATTATATCTAAGCGTGTTTTCGCTCGTCTCATCCACTTGGTCAAAATTCACGGAACTAACTTCATCCGCATTTATAATAACATATTTTCTCATAATTTAAGGTGTATTTCCTGTTCCACTTACAATGCCGTTCGGTGATGCCATGTTATTAAGTGTTCCGTTGTTGGAATTGATGGACATATCAAAAATAGTCGTACCACTACCAGCTTCCGTTCCATCTCCCATCCTCCACCATCCTACAGGATTAAGTGATGATATATCTGCTGGCACTCCAAGCGTCCCAGCTGATGCTCCACCTCGTAATGTAGATATATCAGATGCAGATAACGCAGAGTTAAAGAACGCTACTTCATCAATTAAACCTTGGTGGTACAAACTGAATATTGAGCTAGAACCGATTCTTAAATTAGCTGCATTACTTACACTAAAGCTGGCAGCAGACCCACTAGCCTCAAGCGAACCATTTACATAAAGTTTATCACTTCCTGATTCGTGAGTAGCGGCAACATGATACCAAGTATTAGCTGAAACTGCAGTAGTGGAATCGATTTGATCGGTACTGTGGTAAGAAGCGAACCTTATCTTATTGGTACTGTTTATTACAAAAATCTCGTATCCGTTAAAAGTACTACTATTAGTGGCTGTGTCTACGATTATATTATACCGATCAATGGCTGTACAATAGAACCACACACTCCATGTAAATGCTGTGGTTTCCAAAGCTGTGCTGTCAGGTATGTCCAGGTAATCATCCGTGCCATCTAAGCTTACGCTATATTGGTTCGGGAATGCAGTAGCTGGCTTACTAGCCCCGATTAAACTCGGTAAGACGATGCTCATTTTAGGCAGTGTCTCCCGCTAAATAAATAACATTAGTGTCCGTATAAACGATGGATGCCATGCCTTTCTGTCCGGCTATTTTAGTGTGGCTTTGGCGATTATTGATAGTTGTCGAACTAGCAGAAAAAGTTACCTCACCCGCACCTGTCTGAATAAAGGAACAGGTAAATCCAACTGTTAATACGGGCAGTGTCACCGTAGTAGCTAAACCACTACTGAGAGTAATTATTTTCCCTTCATCTCCCGCCACTATCGTGTAGGCTGTTCCAGTTTGAGGGTTCAGTGAGGCTGAAAATCCGACTATCGAATTACTTCCTAAATCGACTGCCCCACTTGAGACCGCAAGTACATTAGTGTTTGCTGTGCCAACCGTTTTGGTTGCCGCATCACCGAGTCCACTAACATCCGTATTACTAAGTGTTACTGTTCCCGTTCGTCCGGCAACTGATTGGACAGGGGCGGCCGCTACCAGGTTGGCCACGGTTACCTTTTTAGTCGTACCGCCCGAACCGCCGTCAACGATTGCTAACTCATCAGCGTTATCGGGTGTTGTCGCTAATTCGGTGAGTGCTGAGATTTTTGTGTTTGTTGCCATGATAAAATATTAGTTAGGGACAGAAAAGGTGATTGGAGGTTCAAAAGGACCAAACGAATTGTTTGCATATCGTGGTTTAATAAGAGCATAGAGGGTAAAACTTCCTGGACTGAATAAGTTAGTTATGTCGTACTGTCTACTAAGGGCGTTGATATTAAAACTTCCATTAAAAGTAGAGCCAGTTATGTCAGTGCCTATTAACACTCTATACGAAACCGCATTAGTAATAGCGCTCCAGCTAAAGTCGCACACATAGCCGTTAACGGTTACAGAAAAACTACCACTTGAGTTTGTATACGTGTTTGACGCTGTCTCTACTTCTAAATAATCACCGCTTTCAGTAATTAAGAAATCGCCATTCTCCGCAAGGAGTACGCCGTCTACAACGTCACCACCAACGGCGTCAAATCCGTAGATCGTACCGAAGGACGGACGTGAAAAACGATTAGGTAACCCGCTTAAAGAACTAGGCTTTTGCTGGATACCTATTGGGAAAGTTAAGGACATCGTTACAAGGAAGCTGTAGTACCTGTAGCGTAAAGACTTATACCGCCACTACCACCAGCAGTTATGTTACCGCGTATCTTTTCGTAGTGTCCGTGGTCATCGCGTATTAAAACGTTACCCGTCGCGGTGATAGCTTCGCTGTGAATGACGCGCCAGCCGCCTCCGATGTAAGCTTCAACAGTTACAGTCGCGCTCGTACTTGACGAAGCAACGGTAAAAGTCCAGCCTTTGGAGCGTTCAACGCTAAAGGAACTGCCCGCGCCTGTACTCGATTGAGCGTCCAAGAGCGTGATTTTCTGGAGTGATATTAATGACATTATTATTCTTTCTATATTACTAATTAATAAGGTAAATTGATTCCGCTACCTTTCATCGAGCCGCCAACGCTTGGACGCTTTACTTGCGTCAATTGTCTCGTACCTCTTTTCTTCGTCTTTCTCGCTCCGCTTGCTTGCGCTTTGGTCAACGACCTTTCAGCTACAGGTGTAGGCGGAGGTGGAGGTGGAGGTGGAGGAGGTTCGGGTACAGGTGGAGGTGTAGGATTTGAAAAGCACATGATATGAATTATTCCTTCGGACTTATTAATGTTGTATGTTGTTCGTCATAAGTATCCTTTAAGAACTCAATGACTTTTCGTTGACCGACCTTGATCCATATCTCACGTTCGCTATCCTTTGGATCGGGTAAACGAAGCGGGAATCGAGCGTCTAAAACGTCGATTAAATCACGGTTCAAGTCGGGAAGTTTTCTAATAGAATCGGTCATCAGCCTAAAAACTAATCGGATCAAACGGCTTTTGTCGAGACAAATCTTCGTCTAAATCGCCAGTGACTTGATGTATTAAATGACTGTACTTTCGCTTCTGCTTTTCGTCAAAACACTTAGGCATCCATAGATATTTAATCTGTTTGTGCTTATTATTATACTCGTCTTTGCGAATAAGATACGCCATCCAAGCGTTCATAAGCGCGTCTTGTTCGGTCATTCCTATCTTTGTGTAAGCGTTAAGAACGGTGTCCCAAGTCGCGCCATATATGTCGAGTAGCTTACCCGCTGACTTAACGCCTATGCCTGGAACGCCTTTGTATCCGTCAACAGGATCGCCCGCTAGTGTCTGCATCAAGTGATAACGATCTGCTTCTTCTTCCGTCGTCTCATGTAACTCGCCACGGTTGAAGTCGTAGAACGCACAAGGTACTGACTTAAAGTCTTTATCAATACTAACGATGATACGCTTGTCCTTTCGGTTCGGTCGTTCCGTCGCTAGGATCGCGAGTACATCGTCAGCTTCTAGGTTTGGATAGATAACCGTACCGTATTCTTCTGCAAGCCAATCGCGTATAGGGTCGAGTCCTATTGGTGCAAACTTGGATCGTCTGTTCGCTTTGTACTCGTTGTTAAGCTTACGTCTGAAGTTGTTCTTATCGGATATAGCAAGGATGAAGTCGTCCGCTACCATACGCTTTTTAAACGTTTCAAGTCGATCAACGATCCATGTCTTAGCGAGAGCAAGGTCAGTATGTACCGTCCACAGGTCTTCCTTCCATTGTATGTTAGCTTGCGCTGTAAACGCCGATTGATACGCCAGTACGTCGGCGTCTATTAATAGTGTTGTTGTCATTTATTCCCTTTTGGTTGTTGGTTATGGTTGTGTATCACGAGGTAGTTGTACGCTTTAATCACGAGATCGGGGTCGTCCTTGAGTTGTCCAATGCCTGTATTACAAGACGGACACAGTAAACCTCTGATCGCTCCTGTTGAATGGTCGTGATCTACGCTTAATCTTCTACCGTTAGTTGATTTCGTGCCGCATATAGCGCACGTGTGTCCTTGCTTAAAAGAGATGTAGTCGTACTCTTCGGTTGATAAGTTGTAACGCTTTTTTAAATCTGACCGACGCGTTACCTTCTTTCTACTTTTACAAATACAGGTTTTACATCTAAGCGTTAACCCGTCTTTTCGCGTCTTGTCTTTATAAAACTCCGATAACGGGAACTCTTTCTTACAAGCCGTACAAGGTTTCACGTGTGGTATTAGTGCGTTTCTGCCCAGTTGTTACCGACCTTGTACTCGCCGTCCAATGGACACTTCATCTTTAGATGTCTACCCGCTTCTCGTATCGCGATACATGCGGTCTTACCGAATTGATCTGCTAGTTCTGGTTTAACTTCCGTTTGGAACTCGTCGTGTATGTTCGCCACAAATGCGTAGTCTTGCATCACTCTCCAGTTACTCGTGGCGAGGTGCGCGTTCAACCCTATCAACGCTTGTTTCATCACGACTGCTCCCGCCGATTGTAAAAGCGTGTTAAGCGCAGAATGTTCGGAGCGTATCGGAAGTATGCGTCCGTCTAATCCGCGTAAGAATCCACTGCGTTTAACCTTCGCTTCAACAGCTTTCTTCAACGCGTTTAAAGCGGGAAGAGACGTGAGGAAGCGTTGCTTCAACGCCTTACCTTCTCGTGCTGTACCTCCCACGATCTCTCCAATCTTACCGTCGCCAGCACCGTATAAAAATGCGTAGATAAATGTCTTCGCTTGATCACGTGTCTTCAATCCAGCCGCTTGTTGGTTAACCGTGTGAATGTCTTCTTGTAATAACTGCCGTCCATATTGTCCACCGTCAAATCCCGCAAGGTAATGCGCAAGCATACGAAGTTCAAGTCCACTCGCATCACAACCGACAAGGACGTAGCCGTCACGCGCCTTAAATAACTCACGACATTCCTTGCCGTAGGGTGCGCGTACTGCTGGTACTTGTGCGATGTTAGGATAGCTATGAGTACAGCGACCTGTAACCGTACCGTTGGTGTTTACCTTACCGTGTATGCGTCCGTTACGAACGCGCTTGATCCATGCGTTGTCGCCTTCGGCTAACATGCCTAGACGTTTAACGACCATCAAGTATTCAAGGAGTAGGTCAGCCGATGGATGCTTGACGTTTTTAAGTACGGCTTCATCGATCTTGGGTTTACCATCGGGCGTGAAGTGTACAGGTTTCCAACCTAGTTCTTTTAAACGATCTGCTATCTGGTCACGACTGCCTGGATTAAACGGTACGGTCTTCGTCTTGTTGCCAAGCTTTGTCGCCTTGTTAGCGAGTGCTTGTACTTGTCCGTCTTCTTTAAGTAACTTCTTCAGTGCCGCTTTAGTCTCGCCGAAGTATTGCTTGCCGTCAATATCAATCTCCCATCCTTCGGGTGTCTTCATCTCTTCAACAACAGGTGGAAATGTCTTTTGTAAATCATCAAGTAGTTCAGCACGGCGAGTCGTCAATACTTGTATTAACTTGTCCGCTTTATCTTCGTCAAAGGCGAACCCAGCAAGCTCCTGTTTACGCATCAACTTAGCGAACGTGTGTTCGATGTTAAGCATTCGAGTATCGGGTTCTTGTTCGCGAAGATAAGCACCGACAGCATGTGTCACGATTACATCGCGTTCGCAATACTTACGCATCTCTGGCGTGTAGACATCGAAGTCATCGGAATCAAACTCCATCTTGGAAACGCCTAATCGGTTACCCCACGCCTTCAAGCTATGCGATCCCCATAGGTCTTTCGGGAAGTCCTTACGTACCATATCAAGTTTGAACAGGTCGGAATGTACGCACCGTGTCGTCACTGCCGTGTCAAGTATACGCGCTTTAGGCGACCATCCATACAGCTTAGTCAGTGCTGGTATATCAAAACCAATAACGTTGTGACCGACAATTGTCTCGGCGCTGTCAAGTAAGCGTAGTCCTTGTTGCATACTCTCGTCTGCGAACGTCAACATCTGTTGCTTCATCGGGTTATAAACGCTCAAGCAATGAACGACTTTTAAATCATCAAGTGTTACGAAGTCTTCCAACCCGTTAGTCTCGATGTCGAAGTATAATGTTTTGTTCATGTTCATAGGTAACGTACTACTCTCTTCCAGTATTGTTGTGTTTCTGTTTTGTGGTATCCGCTTGGTCCGCCATTATGTATCCGTGCTAAGACTTCCCAAGTCGCGTCTTTCGGTGCGTGTCTTTGCCAGTATTGCATCATCACCTGTTCAGCATATGTCTGATCAACACACATTGCCCACGTACCGTCGATCTCTTGGTCGTAGTTATACGCGTCGATCCAATAGCCAAAGCTTATTTGATACGGACCGATTGATCGACCGCTATCACCGACGGCATAAGGCGCGTAGTATTCTCCCCCACTTTCGACAAGGCGTATCGCACGGAACAGTTTTGAATAATCAGAACGACGTAGGTGCGGCGTTGGTAGTGGTAGTATTAGTTTTAAGAAACGAGTTATCATGTTCATTTAATCTTCCTGTTTGTTGGTTGAAATGTAGTGTCGAAGCTAGTCCCGTCTCACCTGAGAATCGGTTCTTCAACACTCTTATACGTGTTTGGTTTGCGTCTGCTTCTGATTGTTGATTACGTTCTAATCCAATAACCATGTCAGACAGTTGCGGTATGGCGTGTGAACCTCGAAGATGTGCAAGC